ATGCTAGAAGCGAGGGGCGAGGACATCCTTGCACCCGCTCGGATAAAGGTGTCTACGTTTCATGCGATGAAGGGAGGCGAAGACGATAACTGCGCCGTGTTCCTTGCCTCCACCAAAAGGTTTTCTGTCGATGGTGATCCAGACGATCTACATAGGGCTTTCTATGTAGGCCTTACCAGAGCCAGAAAGAACTTGTTCTTAATAGAGTCCAACAGACCATATAGGTATGACGTATGAAGAAAGTGTCCGACTACAATATCTTAAATTACGAATGTGTCTGCGGGCACAAATGGGAAACGACATGGAATAAAGTTTCTAAAGACATGTGTACTGTCTGTAACAAATACGTTGATCCTAAAGAAAAGAGGCCAGAATGACCAGAGATGAAATCTTAGACACGGCCAAGGAACTAATCAACGGACCGAGGGCCAAGGACTACGGTGATGCATCCGATAACTTTGACCGCATTGCAGACGGTTGGAATATTATTGCGCAAAACGCTACCAGAACGCACGGATATATCACACGCAAGCACGTTGCCTTGATGCTCGACTGGCTAAAGACAGCCCGACTGCTTGAGACAATAGACCACGACGACTCGTGGATTGACAAGGCTGGTTATACTGGGCTTGGCGGATCATTTAAAAAGGGCTGAAGATGAAAAAATCACTGTTTGATAAAGATGCGTACATCGCTGCCGAAATGAACAACAAGGAAATCGATTGGAACATCCCATCCGAGTACCCAGATCTGACCGGATACAAACAGATTGCTATTGACCTCGAGACTTGCGACCCGAACCTTATGACCAAGGGCCCAGGTTGGGCAAGAAATGACGGGTTTGTTGTTGGCATTGCTGTCGCGGCGGGGGATTACTACGGGTACTTCCCGATCCGCCACGAGAACGGCCACAACCTAGATCCTAAGATGACGTTCAAGTGGCTGAAGAAACAGATGTCTACGCCACACATTGACAAGATTATGCACAACGCCACCTACGATGCGGGCTGGCTTCGCGCTGAAGGGATCGAGGTTCAAGGACGTATCATCGACACGATGGTGGCCGCGCCTATAATCAACGAGAACCGCTTTAGCTATAGCCTGAATAACTTGGGCCGTGATTACATCGACATGCGTAAGGATGAGAAGCTACTGCGGGCTGCGGCTAACGAGTGGGGCTTTGATCCAAAGAAAGACATGTGGAAGATGCCTCCTAAGTATGTGGGTGCCTATGCTGAACAGGATGCTGTGATGACGCTCAAGCTTTGGGAGCGGTTAAAGATTGATATCGACAAGGAAGAACTCTGGAACATCTTTGATCTTGAGACCTCTCTTATCCCATTGATGCTGGACATGCGTACTAAAGGTGTGCGCGTAGATATCGATGCGGCTGACCGCGCTAAGACTATGCTTAACAAGAAGACAAAAGATCTTAGGTCTCACCTTAAACGCACGACAGGTGTGGACGTTGATCCGTGGGCCAGCGCTTCGGTTGCCAAGATGTTTGATGCGTTAAACTTAACGTACCCCAAGACAGAGGCTGGTGCGCCATCGTTTACCAAGCAGTATCTAAATGCCCACCCGCACGAAGCCTGTCAGTCTCTGGTCAAGTTGCGTGAGTTTGATAAGGCGAATAGTACTTTCATTGATACTATCCTAAACCACCAACACAAGGGCCGCATTCACTGCGAGTTCCACCAGCTACGCTCGGACGATGGCGGCACTGTCACAGGGCGCTTCTCGTCAAGCAACCCTAACCTACAGCAGATGCCAGCGCGTGACCCAGACATTAAGAAGCTTATCCGAGGCTTGTTTATTCCAGAGGAAGGAGAGAAGTGGGGGTCGTTTGACTACTCAAGCCAAGAGCCGAGGTTGTTGGTTCACTTTGCTGCGTCCATGCCACACCGTGACAGCATCGTTGATAAGATCGTGGAAGAGTACAATACAGGGGACGTTGACCTGCACCAGATGGTGGCCGACTTGGCCGGGATTAAGCGCAAAGAAGCGAAGGCCGTGAACCTCGGCATTATGTACGGCATGGGCGTAGGCAAGCTTGCCACCCAGCTAGACATCAGCCCCGAGGAGGCCAAGGAATTAATGAACGCGCACCGCGAGAAGGTTCCGTTTGTTAAACAGTTGGCTGAACTGGCAAGCCAGCGCGGCGGACTAAATGGACAGATTCGCACAATCCTAGGTCGTAAGTGCCGCTTCCACCTTTGGGAACCATCCACCTTTGGATACAAGAAACCCCTGCCATTTGAAGAAGCCAACAAAGAGTATGGCGGGATGGGCCGACTGCGCCGCGCCTTTACATACAAAGCGTTGAACAAACTAATCCAAGGATCAGCGGCGGATCAAACTAAAAAAGCGATGGCAGATTGCTACGCCGAGGGATTTGTTCCTATGCTAACCGTCCATGATGAGTTATGCTTCTCTATACGGGACCAAGAGCAAGCGCTTCGGATCAAAGAGATCATGGAGACAGGCCTACCACTCAAGGTTCCAAGCAAAGTAGATATGGAACTCGGGGATAATTGGGGAGAGGTTGGATGAAACTAGAACCTTTTGATAGTCTTGGTTTAAAAGACATGCACCAAGAGCAGATAAACTCCCTTATGGAATTTATTGCAGAAGCGCTTAACGCTGCCGCAGAAGTTGATGATGATGGCGAATGCCTTCACGCGATGGAAGAAAAGGCGGATGACCTAGTGCATATCCTTGGCGGTAACGGTGTTAAAGTTACCGTCTACTGACCGCCACCTAACCGTTGGAATATATCCATATTTTTTAGCATGTCGATTGGATTTGTCCCCATAAGAATTGGGGACACTGACCGTTTTGCCTGCGGTGCTGCCGCCTGCGGTTGAGGTGCCGGAGCTTGCGCCACTGGAGCAGGTGCGGGGGCCGAGGACTGAGGAGCGGGTGCGGGCGTAGAGGTTTCTACTAAAGGTCTACCAAGCAGTGGAGTCTCATCAATAGCCTGTTCTTGGTCATTGTTAACAAGAGGAGCCCTGTTATACGATTGCAGAATCTCATTGATCTCTTTCATGGGTAAACGATCAAGAAGACGGTTTTCCTTCTTGACGTTAACTTCTTGGTTGATCTCACGAATTAAACTGCGGCTTGGTTTGATAGCTATATACTGATTATTCATAATAGAATTTACTTCTTTCTTACTCGCACCAGTACCTTTTAGGGCGTTACGAATAGAAGAATCATCCATACCAGCCGCACGAGCCCGTTGGACCTTAGCATACATCCCAGCCATCTGTGCCTTGCGAGCGTCATTAGCTTTAACGTATGCGTCCAACACACCTTGTTCGGAGATATCGTTATCGTCAGCTTTTCCTGTAAATATCTTAGTAGCACTACGGCTCAAGCTGGCATACTCGCCACCAGCAAAACCAAGGCTACGACCAAAATCAATGTTCATAGGCCGAAGCCCCGTCATCATCGTGCCTGCTTCTTCGGCAGGGGTATACAAATCACCTTGCTTCGATGGCGTACCTGTTATGGACCTTGCAACACGGCCCTGTGTAAACTCGCCACCTCTTACGGTAACAAGCTGTTCTGCAATCCCTGGAATAAACGCACCTGAAACGTGGGTTAGAGCAGCACTTAGTTTATCCCCAAGCTCCGCACCTTCTTCATATACAGGAGCCCCTGTTTGAGTCTTGCCATTACGGATCGTAACGTCAATCAAACGCTCTGCACCAAGAGATTCAGACGCAAACGGTTCAGCAAACTTCTTGAAGCCTTCCCATGCGGAAGAGGCTATCTGATTTGCAACGTTTGCATCCATCTCACCCTTTTCTTGGTAAGTCTGCAATGCAGCACGAGCCGGAGCCAGCATAAACTCGTATGGCATCATGTAGCTCAAGTCTACGATCTGCGTCTTACCATCTTCCGATATAGGCTGCAGCGCCATAAGCGAGTTGCCCTTTGAGAAAAACGGTGCCGACTGCTGGATCATCGCCTCTTGCTCTGGAGTAATACCAAGGACACTATGCGCGGCAGCAACTGTTGCTCCCGGCGCAACTGTTGCCATAGCAACATAGCTGCTTAAACGTTTGGCCCCGATAGCACGAACCTGACGTTGCAAAACTTTTGCGGCTTCTGCTGTCATACCCGGGATTAGAGACTCCCCATTTGCAAACGCTTTGAAGCTAAGTTCTTTTAACCCACGGTTAACAATGTTCCCCGTTGTGCGCATGATCTCTGCAGGGAACGACATAAAGTTACCCACCACAGGGATGCGGCGAATGTTTTTAATAATCTCGGGGACCATTGAATAAGTCGGCATTGTAGCCTTGACTATATCAATAGAGAATAAATCCCCAAAGCCTGTGTTTGCAATGGATTTACCACG